CCGCTACCTGTGGCATATAGTACTCGTTAAACTGTGTCGGCCGTCCGTCTTCCGTAACGGCCCTCTGTTTGTTCGAGCAAATGGAATATCCCATTTTCCGGAGCCGACTGATGATCCGGCGCAGCTCCGTTGTGTGGTACAGCCTCTCAGCCTTGCGAACAGTCAGCCTGCCGCCGGCCTTGAGATAGGCCAGAATTTTATTTTGAGGATCGTGTTTCATGGCCTTTGATGTATTTGCCGCTTTTCCCACGGGTACGGTCGAATTTCCTGAGCCTGCCTTCCAGTTCGTCGATGCGCTTGTACAGGGTATCACGTGCTTGAGTGAGCGCCAATACCTCGTGTTCCCGCTCGATAAGGCGTCCATCCGCTTCATTGCGCTCGCAAAGGCATGTAGCAAGCCGCACCTCCAGGTCTTCGATCCGTTTCCACATTTTCCACCTGGGCGTCAGGTCGAAGCATAGAAATCTCCTCTTCCTCAAAGTGTTCTTCTCCATAGTATAATTGTTTTAAGGTGTTGCAAATAAGCCCGCGCGCACTGTAACTTTAAACTCCATTTCAAAACTGCGCCACCGAAAAGCGCACGCGGGCAAGATGCAGACCTCACGCCTAAAATGAAATAACCCACTGCTGAAAGAACGGTACGCAAGGCCTGCCATAGAGCCTGGATAGGCGGTCAAGCCACACCAGGCATAATAATGCTTGATTTATCCCGGTGGTTCTCGCCGCTCATATCATCGCAGCTCGAAGCCTATGCCAGTCTTTCGCGCATTCGGCTATTTGCTTTTGCGGGGCTATCACTTTGAGCCTTGCCCACGGCCCGCCGATGACGCTATTATCGGCCTAACGGATCGCTTTTGCCTTGCGGCGGGGTTAGTGCCAGCAATCAAACCCCTCACCTATGCGGTGGCTATCTTGGAGGTGCGGCAGGATTCGAACCTGCATTTATTGTTTCGCGTTTCACAAGCCGATACAAACCATAAGAGGTTGCCGTTCTCTCGTCTCTCCTTAATCGTTCTCTCGTTGAACTACGCACCCTGTGATGCTATTCCTTTTTGATGTGAAGCCGCTCTACCGGAATGCCTTTCATCTTGGCGATTTCATCCATCGTTACTTCGACAATCTCAGTTTCAGGATCAGGTTCATAAACAAGGCGAAACCCTAATGTGTAAAGCTCGTCGCAAGTGAAATTGTAAGGCACATTGCCGTTCTCTCTCTTGCACACGACCAATTCTCCACTACGGAAAATCACCTCCCAAGTGTTTGATTCGTATACAAGCTTATCCCCTACCTGCCAATCCTTGAAAGATTCGGCCTCTTCTTTCGTCGAAGGGTGGATACAAAGATTTGAAACGTTGTTTTTGATGAGTGCCATCTCGCTACCATCCTCGATGTGCCAACTGCATTTGAAGCCTAATTTGTCTTCGCAATCGGCTCCATCCTTCACATTTTGGCATAGATAAATACTCCCTTCCTCTACCTGAATACGCCCTTCAACTGGGATGTTGTAGATGTTGGCCTTGAATTTCTTGCCCTTGCATTGCAGTAAATTTTCCATACTATTTTATTTTTGGTTTATGAGTTTTTTTTGTGTTTAAAGTCCGTGGTTGTTAGCCCATATCACGAGTTCGGCAAGCGTTGTCGACCCTGTGCGACGCATAGCGTTTCGTTTGTGTGTTTCGACCGTCAACTGGGAGAGTGACAGTATTTCGGCAATCCGTTCGGTCTTACATCCCTCTTTATATAGGCGGACAATCTCTTTCTCCCGCATTGTCAGGTTAGTATTAAACTCTGGGTTACAGATTACTTTATAGTATTTGCACTCCCCCACCAGCGGACAAGCAACATTCTCGAAGTTGAACCGGCCGAACTCGTCCATATCGGGTATTTTATCATACATCCCGAAGTTGCAGCGGATGAATCGGTGGGCGCACCTGTATTTGAAGTAGGAGGCATTCGCTTTGCTCTTGTTGTAAATCTCCGACAACGCCTTGAATGCCTTGGGGTAATCCAGTTCAATAACCGAGAACAAAGCATCCGTAAGCTCTTTATCTTCTTCCATGTAGGTGCGCACTCCCTTTTCATCGCGGATCTGCACCTCTCCTTCGGGGGAGTTAAAAAACTCTATGTTAATTAACCTTTGCATGGGTACCTTTGTATGGATAATCTTCTGGAAATAATGCGTCGCCGGATAGTCCCTTTTCAGAGAATTTATTTACGCAGAATGCTATGTTGTCCATGTCAGACTTGCCAGGGCGGCTGTATCCGTTCGCCCAACGCCATATTGTTGTGTTGTCCTTCCCTGTCGCAAGACGAATTTCCGCCCATAACATACTTTTGCGAATCCTTCCAAGTGTAGAAACATATTCTTGGAATGGCAGCCTTGCAGCGCGTTGATTTGCAGTATTCATATTCATATTATTTGTCCAGTATTGCCATGATCCGCTCAATGCAGGCGGCCTGCTCCTCGAGTAATGCGGTCAAGCGCTCAGTCGATTGAATTACTTCGTTCATATTGCATCGTGCTTTAGTCACCATAGTACATTCCTCGGACACCATAGAAACCTGTCGGCACTTTCAGCAGTTCGGGGCGGTACTCCGTGGCCTTCGGCTGCTCCGTCGGGCGGTTCTCGATCTTCGCGGTCAGCATCGCCAACTTCTCGTTGCGCCAAGCCTTGCGCAGGCACTCCCCGAAACTCTTGCCCGGCTGTACCTTTTTAAGGTACCAGGCGTTCTTCATGATCTTCGATTTGTTGTAAGTTGCTTTCATCGCGTTGTCCGTTTTTATTACCTTATTCAAGGTAAGTCTTCAAATTATCCGACTTTTACCTTGGCGTTGTCCCTTATAAACTGTATATTTGCCTTAACTGTTCGTTTTCACAATGCAAATGTAAGCATATTGAAATTAATTTGCAAGTAATTTGATGATTAATTTATGAGTTTCGGAGAAAGATTGCGGCAAGTAATTGAAGAAAAAGGCATTACACCTTATGAACTTTCCGCTAAGACCAATGTATCTCAGGCGACATTAAGCCGTATTTTCGCAAATTCAACAACAAAGCCCAGTATTAAGACTGTGGAAGTGATTGCAGATTACTTGCAAATATCGCGTGACTGGCTGCTTACGGGCAATGGTGATATGCGCGCTAAATCGAAATCCGATGCGTCACTATCCAACCTTTTAGAGTTAATTTCCAGTCAGCAGGAGACTATCCGCCTTCAAGCCGAAACCATAAAAAACCTGACATCAAAGAACCAATAAATAAGGTAGGAGTAAAACCGAGCTATAAGCGGAGGGTATATGCGCTCGCAATGGGAATAAAGGGGGCTCAAAGCGAGCAAGGGCGCAAGCTCTGATGTTCAACCCTTAAACATTTTGCATCATGCCAAAAATCCGCATCCGGGTTAGGACGCAGGTGCGCACGACCGTCCGAACGACGGTTAAGCCCATCAGCAAATAACCCTGAGAGGGCGGGCGTATCCCGCCCTCTCTAAATTTTACTCCCTACCTTATTTCAAAGAACCAATACCTTCAAAAAGGTACAATCGTCAAATATTCAGTCCCCACGCTTGCGTTTTTCATCTTAAATCGTATATTTGTATCAGCTTTGTGGGTTTCACATTGCAAATATAGAATATAATTCTAAGAATTCGATGATTTTCTTAGAATATTTGCATAAATAATATTTATACGATTTTAAAATAATATTAAGCCTCTGATATCATGACCCTTAAAGAGAGAATCCAAGCGTATTGTCAGTATAAAGGGATTTCTGTTTCGCAATTTGAGAGACAGGCGGGGCTTTCAAATGGATATTTTAAAGAGGGGAGCAAAATGCCTCGCCCTGACAGAATCTCTAAAATTCTAAACAAATTTCCTGATATCAATAGAAACTGGCTCCTATACGAAGAAGAGCCCATGCTCAAAACTACCGACCAACCTGTCAGCCAAGGAGGCGAAGACGTCACGCCAACGAAAGCTGAACTAAATAACCCAAAAACTATGGAGAGATTATTCGAACTCATCAAAGATCAGCAGAGACAGACCAGCGAGCTGGTTGCCGATCTAAGAGAAGAACGATTAAACCGGAAAGAAGAGGTTTCGCGTTTCTTATCACTCATCGAAAAAATGCAAGGCATTGCTGGGGCAGGAACTACTGCCCAAAAAAAAGAGGCATAGCGGTATTCTAATTAGACTAATGCCATCTTCATTAGAGCGGAAGCAATATGATAAAATAGAACCACCCAAAATAAGCTCCATATAATCGAGCTACACATTTAAAGGAGATTACGGTCTCCTTTAAAAATGACCGGGGCGCCCGCAGACCAAAACATAAAAACTTCGGATTATTTCAATAGCACAAATATTTTTTACTCTTTTCTTACCAACTCATTTCGATAGGGGTAAATTCATAAACTCATGAAAAAACTTTTACTAATAATTATTACTTTAGGTATTACCTATAATGTCAATGCGAAGCAGCCTTATAACCTTAAAAAGGCGCAAGAAATAATTGCCGCGCATAATGTTGCAAGTTTGGCTATTATCCATGAAGGGAAACAACTTTATTTTGACCCAGAAACGAAATCATACGTGCCGAAAAAGGATTTTATAGAAAAATATGGGCGTCAGGCCGTACAGCAAATTAACGACTTGGAATCAAATAGGTTAAATGAAGAGGCAAAAGCAGCGTCTATAGCGGAAAGAGAGAAAATACAATCACATGCTTTTGATAAGCTGATGAACCTTAATTCGTATGAAAGCGTTTCGTATAGTAAAAACGAATATGCTGACATTTTAGATATTTTAGATGGTAACCATGATGGGAATATTGATTATTTAAGCGCGGCACTATTTTTTAGGGATCAAGTTGCCGGTATAGACAACAACGGCAACATATCAATGATTAACATTATCCAAGCACCATCGTTATCTAAAGATCAGATATATATTCAAACTAACTCATGGTTCGTTCACACATTTAATTCAGGAAAATCAGTAATTCAATTAAATGAAAAAGATGCGGGGACTATACTCGCGAAAGGTTATTTGAAAAACATTGCAGAACAGGTCGGATTTGCAATTAGTTATGAAATCAGCGCCTATGTTCTTTTTCGGATAGATATTAAAGACGGTCGAGCCCGACTTATTACAACCATCCAAGAATATGAATCAGTAAATAGAGGAGGTGTTGCGGGGGCAATGTCAGGGAATGTTTCGACAACAATGGGCATTTACAAACCGGAAGCGGTTTTTCCCTTTGTTGATGCCGCTGCTGGATTATCCCGGAAAGCTGGAGCAAAAGCGTATTGTGCTTGTTGTATGTATATGATTGCAATGAAGAATCAATTAGAGAAAGCCATTAAAGATGGGATAACAGGCGGAGATGTAGAAGACTGGTAATCCCTCCCCTACCTTTCAGCCCCGGCCACACAGTCGGGGCTTTTTTGTACCTTTAGGACAATGAAGGCCGCCAAAATAAGGTTTCATCATAGAGAAAACACAAACCTTTAGAACAATCCGTCCAAAGATAAAAGCCTCAAAAATTAGGGGCGGAATCCATTGTTATTAAAATGCCTGCTCCCACCTTTGCCCTGAGAGATTGTTTTTCATGGCAGAAGGGAAGCTGACGATAAAGCAGGAGAAGTTCTGCAACAAGTACCTCGAGTGCGGCAACGCATCCGAGGCGTATCGCTTTGCGTATGAGTGTTCGAAAATGAGCGATGAAACGGTATGGAAAAGATCGAGCGAGCTACTTCAAAACGGGGAGGTTACGGGGAGGGTAAAACAACTTCAAGCCCAATTAGCCGAAAAAGAACTTATCACCAAAGAGGAGCTAATCCGGCTTAATGTATCCATCATTAATGCCGACGTACTCGACTTTGTCGATGCCGACATGGTTGATATGAAAACCGAATATGGCGTACGGCAGGTTCCCTCAATTTCTTTCCAAGACCTAAAATCTCTTCCGCCTGAAAAACGGCGTTTAATCCAGTCCATAAAGATTGACCGTTCAGGTAGCCCCGTCGTGGAATTGATGGACAAAAGCAAGGCGATAGAAACCATCAACCGCATGCTCGGATACAATGCCCCGGAGAAAACTGCCAACACTGACACTAAAGGTAATGACCTTCCGCAGCCGACATTCAATACAGATCGTTTCTTTCAATTAATACAAATGAGCAGGAGCGATGACTGATTATTCCAGTGTAGGTAACTTCTTGTTGAAGGAAGGGTGTTTGGCATTTACGGCTGTAATGTTCGAGGCTGTGAACAAACAACCTTTTCGGATTGCGCCCCATCATCGAATAATATGCCATAAACTCGACCAAGTACTCCGTGGAGAACACCCGACTAATAGGCTCATGTTTAACATTCCTCCGCGACATTCTAAAACAGAGTTAGCCGTCGTGTCTTTCTCTGCGATAGGATTTGCCATCAATCCGCGTTCCGAGTTCATGCATCTTTCGAGTAGCGATCAACTCACTACCCGGAATGTTACGAACATACGGAGGATCATGGAGGATCCCAATTACCGCGCATTCTTCCCAAATGTCGAACTGTCCAACAATGCCAAAGGAAGTATATCCACCTCAAGCGGGGGTGTAATGTATGCGGCTCCCTTTATGGGTCAAATAACAGGGTTTGGATGCGGTAAACTGGGAGCACAAGAATTCAGCGGTGCAATGAGTATTGACGACCCGATGAAGGCTCAGGATAGCTACTCCAGTACTACCAAAGAGCGTATTGGCGAACTGTGGACTTCTACATTCAAGAACCGTCTTAATGACGTTCGTACCCCGGTCATTGTAACAGCTCAAAGGCTCGCTCCAGATGATTTTTGCGGATACTTATTGCAGCTTGAAGGCACGATAGAGGAAGGTGGAGAATGGGATGTTGTCAAATTCCCCGCAATCTTAGATGCAGGGCTACCTACCGAACGTGCACTTTGGGAGGATCGATTCGCGCTTGATAAATTAAAGCGATACCAAGAAGCGGATCCCTTCATATTTGAGACCCAGTACATGCAGAATCCCAAGCCTCTTGAGGGATTAATGTATCGTGAATTCCGAACATACGACGTTATCCCCTACTCCAAAGATTGCACGCATAAGAATTACACCGATACAGCAGATACGGGAAGCGACTATCTATGTTCGATATGTTACGACGAATTACCCGAGGGAAATTATGTGACCGATGTGCTCTACACAAAAAAGCCCATGGAGTATACCGAACCCAAGACGGCCGAAATGCTTGCAAGGAACAGGACGGAATGGGCTAATATTGAAAGCAATAACGGAGGGCGGGGCTTTGCGCGCAATGTAGAACGCATCCTTCGCCAGATGAACATTACCCACACAACGGTTAGTTGCTTTTCCCAGACCGATAATAAGCAGGTACGCATATTTACCAAGTCAGCAGACGTCAACAACATGACATTTTTCCCGACAAATTGGGATAAGAGATGGCCGGAATTCTATCAGGCCATTATGGGATATATGAAGGAAGGGGGCAATGCGCATGACGATGCCCCCGATGCGCTGACCGGATGCTTTGAAAAGCGCAGCACACCGATACAAGACGATGATTTAAGTGATATTAATATTTGGTAAACAATGAACTTTTTAGATCGCCTTTTTACATTTTTCCAAAATAAAACGCTCAATGCATTAGGTGTTGAGCGGGATTTAATGGAGCTTATCAAGGCAAAAGACATCAGTCAGGCGATGTCTTTGATGGAAAACCATGACGCGGAAGCAATGCAGGCAATATACGAGTACAATCCGAAACTTCACGCCATAATGAAGCGTCGAAATAAAACGAGAAAGGGACAGGAAGATTACCGCACGGAGAAATTGCCCCGCACTCGACAGCGTTATATAAATGAGGTAGAATTGTTCTTCCTGCTTGGAAATCCGATAAAATGGAAGGTATCCGACGAATCCGGTGATGCCGATGCATTTTCGGCTTACAAACAATTCCTTCGAGAAATACGATTCGACAGTAAGATGCGACAGGCTAAACGGCTGGCCGGAGCAGAAACCCAAAGTGCAAAGCTGTATCACATTTACAGGGACGAGGCAACGGGGCTTCCTTGGGTGAAAATAGTTGTGCTGTCGAAGTCTAACGGATATACCTTGCGCCCCATGTTCGACCAATATGGTAACCTCCTCGCATTTGGATGTGGGTATTATTTGAAGGAGGGCGCCGGAACAGTAGAGCATTTCGACATTCACACACCCACTTTTATATTCCGGGGAAGAAAAGCCAAAATAGGTTGGGATGTGACCCCAGTGCTTAATCCGACTGGTAAAATTAACATCATTTATTACAAGCAAAATACGGCATGGGATGGATTGCAGCCCCGAATTGATCGGGAAGAAAGTATTGACTCAAAAACCGCAGACACCAACAATTACTTTGCGGATCCAATGTACATTGCCACCGCAGCGGTTATCAAAAATCTTCCCACAGTTGATTCTCCAGGGAAAGGGATTAAGTTGTCAAGCAAAGATGATCGGTTTGAATACCTTAATCCACCTATGTCGTCTGAAACGAGGCAGCAGGAAAAGTCGGATTTAAAAGAATCTATACTTTTCGATACTTTCACTCCGGAGTTCACCCCAGAAAAAATGGTCGGATTGGGGACTTTGTCCGGTGAAGCCATTAAGCGCGCAATGGTTCTCGGATATATCAAGCGTGATAATCGAAAAGAGATATACGACGAACTCGTCGACCGGGAAAAGAACCTAATCTTGGCGATAATGATGAATGTAACTCATATCCATATGAGAGACAAACTCGCCACCCTCAAGATCGAGCATGAATTTTCGGAGCCCTTCAACGAAGACATTACTGCAAGGTGGCAATCCATAGGGAAAGCCTATGCAGATGGAGTGCTTTCACTTGAGGAATCTGTGAAATTAATGGGTGTTGCAGATAATTACCAAGAGGAAATCGAAAGAATTAGGCAAATGAAAGAAGCCTCTGCCACAAGCATCTACGAGGATGCAAAAACAAACCTTTCGACCAAAAAAGACGAGAATTCAAGTATCAACACCCCGACTGAATAAAACTTTTAGGACAATGAAGGCTATTATACATCAATTTGATCCGCAAATTTATCCTCGGTTAATAAGGCTTTGAATTACCGTACAAAAAAAGTATAAATTTCCATCCTGCCCATTGTTATTAAAATGCCCGTCGAAATCTTTGCAACAGAGATTAATTAAAATAATATGAAAGAAAAACTTTTAGCACTGCTCCAAACCAAATTTACGGGGGTGGACAATGCGATCCTCGACCGAATCGCAACGAAAAAGTCGGAGAATGTAACGGACGAAGCACAATTACCTACCATAGCAGAGGGGATTGGCTTTCAGGACGTGTTAACCAGCTACGGCGACTACCGTGCAGGGGATGCGCAGCAGACCGCAGTCAAGAACTACGAGAAGCGGCATAACCTCAAAGACGGGAAGCCTATCGAGCAACCTGCCACAGGGGAGCGGCAGGCGAATACTCCTCCCAGTAGCGAAGAGCCCGAATGGTTCAAAGTCTACAAACGCCAGCAGGAAGAGCGTGAAAATGCTGTAAAAGCAAAGTACGATGCCTTGGAAGCAGCGCGTGTAAAGGCCGAACGGGACACACTTCTTCGCTCAGCAGCCAAAGCGGCAAACGTCAATGAATCAGCGTTAGACGACATCCTCGCGCTCGCTTCTGCGATGAACGAGGAAAAGCCGGACGAAACGAAGATCAAAGAAAAGTTCGCGGCTATACAAACGCGATTCGTTGCCGCAGGGCTTGAGGGGCAGGAAACGGCATTCCCCCTCTCCACATCTGAGGCTCAAAGCAAAGAAGAGGCCAAAATGTGGGCTGAAAATCTGCCGGATGCAAAATAAAAACAACAACAAACATGGCTATTAAATTCGAAAAGACACAAGTTAAGGGCGGGTTCCCGGTATTCTGGCGCGGAGAGCGCGAAGTGCTGCCGGGGGATTTCGCCGTGAAGGGCACCTATCCGGAAGGCACGATACTCAAAGAGGGAACGCCTATCAAACTCGATTTCGAGAACATGGAGTGCACCATCTGCAAATCGGCACGAATCGTAGAGGGCGGTACCACAACCAAACCGCGTGTCATCAAGGGCTCTATGTTCCAGATCAACGATGCCGTCAAAGTAGGCGCTTCCTCCGGCACCATCAAGAGCATTAGCACCGCCAACGAATCATACGACGAAATCACATTAAGCGCAGCAATGACAGAAGCAGTAGCAGGCGCTGATCTGCTCGGAGGGGATGAAATTCCGGACGCCGTCATCGAAACGACAAAGGAATACACCAAGGCCAATGGATTTCCGACTGTCTCGGCAGCTTATGGGGCGCGAATCCTCAAGGATGTAGCATACCCCGTCCCCAAGACTTGGCTGCAAGGCTACAGTATGAAAAACAACCCTGAAATCAAGTACATCAGACAGTAAAAGACAGGTAAACAATGAGCGAAGTATATTATTCTTCTATTTTCAGCGAGCTGACCAAGCAGGTGCAAGCTCGCATCGACGCAGCATCTGAACTGCGCAAGCGCTTGTTCGACCAAAATGTCTACGAGCGTTTTTTGGAGTGGGATACTCCCACGGTAGGGTTCAATTTCGAAGAGATCATCGGATCGTATAATCTGGGCGTAGCAGCTGCCACCTTGGATTCGAAAGGCAAGGAACCCATTATGGGAACTGAAGGCCTGGCTACAATAGCCAAGAAAGTCCTCATTCACCAAATGACCCTACCGATGCCCATTGAAGACTATCGGAAGGTACTTCAGCTGCTGGATTCACGCATGATCTCAGATCAGGCAAAGAAACAGCAGCTCGTAAACCTCATGTGGGGCGGCGTTGAACGGGTCGTGGAATCCGTACAGGCCAAAATAGACATCATCTTCCTGGGTGCCCTCTCGAACAAAGGGGTATTTTCATTCACTCAGGAAAACAACCCCGAAGGAGGTGTGCGAGGCAATATCGACTATGGCATGCCGCAAGAAAACATCGCCACAGCAGATACACAGTGGACGGAGGGCAACATCGACACGGTCGATGTATTCGAGGATATCCAAGGCGTTGTCGATGCAGCTCAGGAGAAGGTGACCTTCGACCGCATCCTTCTGGATCAAAAGCGGCTTTCGTACATCCTGCGCAGCAAGAAGATGAAGCAGGTTATTTTCGGCACGGACAAATCATCGTCGCCACTTCTGCTGGCCAACCTAAACGAGTTTATGCGATCGAACGGGTTGCCCGTATTCGAGGTGATCCGACGGATGACGCGCATTCAGGACAATGGCAAGATCCGCGAATACAAACCGTGGAATGACAAGAGCCTCGTATTCGTGCCGGAGGGTCGTCTCGGCGTCATCAAAAACGCTTACGCGGATAACGAACTTCGCCCCGAGCCGGGAGTTGCCTACTCCAACTACGGACGCATCCGCATCTCGCAGTGGGGCAAAGGCGAGACGGACAACTCGAACGGCGTGGAGTTTACGAAAGCACAATCTATTTCGCTGCCCGTCATTACCGAGATCAACGGTATTTACTCGCTGAGTGTAGAATCGTAGAAGTGCATGACGGTAGCAGAATGCATACATCAGGAGTTCAGCATGGTCGGAACCATCTCCGACTATGGTGTTCGCCGCTTCGCCAGGGAATGGGGATACGATCCCAACTCCCTGGCGGGTAGCGACCATCAGCAACAACTAATCGCCAAGCGCGTATCTGAGTTCATCGACAGCCTGATAATGCACCCTCTGTCGGTAAGCGAAAACGGGCATTCGGCGTCCTGGTCTGAAAGCGCCATGAAGCAACGGGCACAACTGATGCTTCGGCAATATGGCATCACGCCCGGCGAAGAATTGAGCAGCTCTATTGGCCTGTCCTCGATAAAGGATGCTTCGAACTTGTGGTAATATGTATTTCGCGCCCCACATACTCTATTTGAGGATCGATCCTCCCAAACAATACGACGAACTGGGACGTCCGATAGCTATGTCCGAAAATGATGCATGGCAGGAAATAGGTGATTGTCGTTGCGACGACGACACAACCGTCCGCCTTGTATCAGAGAACGGGGAGGTGCGCCAATCGAAATACCACATCGTCTACGAAGGGAGAGGAGTACCCAAAGGAGGGTACGTGAAATGCATTGACAAGGCGACCGGCACAGTACGGGGCGAAGGCTCTGTGGCAATAGCCAAGGTAAACAACTATTTCAACGCTTCAGACCTTTGGATATGATTACAACGGGAGACGCGCGCAACATACTGTTCTCGGCGTGTAAGGGGGTTGGGATAAAGGACATGCACACTTCATGGGCTATCCCCGAGGGGAAAGTCAATAGAGAGCGTATCGTCGTCATCACACCACCCGAGCAGACGTCGGACACGTATTGGGAAAATTGCTTTGTTGCTGTAAACCTGTGCGTCCCGGACATCAAGGGAGAAGCGAACCTAAAACGGCTGGACGAACTCGAACGGGCAGCCAAGGCGAGATTCAAAGAATGGACATACGGTACTTATGACGGATCCGCATACAGGTACAGGTATGAGAATATCGGCCGCGAAGAAGATGTGAACCTCGGATGCCACTATATCTACATCAGAGTACTATTCAGAGTATTAAACATTAAAAACAACTAAAACAATGGCAAAAGTAATAGCAGTAGGAATCAAGAAGCTGTATTATGCAGACCCCGCGAAGGTCACAGGAGATCTTACGGGTACCCTTCTGGCAACCATCATTAAAGATGTCAGCACGAAACAGGTGGAGAACATCCACCAAGACACATGGAGCATCGAAGAGGAGGAGCCGTCTACGACGGAGTACAGGAATCAACTCACCAATGGCGTATATCGCCAAGACACCGAAATGGGTAACATTCAGATGTCGTTTACCATCGGGCAATACGACTATGAAACCAAGGCGGCTTTCATGGGCGGCACGGGGTCGGAGACGTCATGGAAACGTGCGAGAGGCGTCACGCGCATTGAAAAATGCATGATCGCCCTGACGGAAGACAACCAGTATTGCGTCTTTCCGAAGGCCTCGGTTATCGCCCGTAACACCAATAATGAGGGAGCCGTAGGTATCGGTGTAGCAGCTGCTGCCCTGGAACCAGACAACACGGCGGTCTCGTCGGAATATTGGTTCGATTCTTCGGAGGTGAACGTCGAATAAGAACCTCCAAGCCATCAGCAGTCCAGGGGTGGGAGGCGTGTGCCCCTCACCCCTATTTCTTAAAATCAATCTTATGAAATTGGAGTTTATCAGTATCCGCATCGCATCGAAGGGATACACTGTATACAAGATGTCCCCCATGACGGCAACGCGCATCATGACAGTGCGGGATGTCAACAAAGATCCGGACGAGAGTAAGGCATGTATATCGGCGATGGCGCATAGTATAGCCTTGGCGGTTGTCGGCAGCCGCAACATATTCGCGGGTGTCAGGGTGTGGTTTTTACGCCGCAGATTCATGAAGCGGGGCACATTCAACGAGTTGTTCGACTGTTACCAGAAAATACTGCTGATGATACCCCTTGAGGATATTGCCTCGGTTGCAGCCGTAATGGAGGGATTGTCCGCAACAATATCCAAAGACCATGAGTAAATCGGCGGATATTGTCGCCAGGTCATTGCTGAATACGCATCATGTGTCGGTAAAGCTCGGGGTGCTGAAATTCCGGGTATACCAACCGTTCGTGAAGGATTTGGCAAGGGCATTCGCCGGAGGGAAAATAGACGTTTCGATCTCCGGAAGGCAAAAATATTCCATGGAAACAATATCCAAGCTGCTTTTTCGGCGCTCATGGTGCCAAAAACTATTCCTGTGGTACGCCAAGCGGTATGCCACCTGTGAAGAGATTTCCGCCGCGACCATGAAAATAGCCGACATCGTATCGGGCAAAGACTTGTTCGATTCGGTGAAGATCGACAAAACACGCCGGAAAACAGTGTCTGAAACCGTCGGGAATAATACGATAACGGGCATTATTGCAACGATGATGGATCAATTGAACATCTCCTACAACGAAGCCTTCCAAGGCATAAACTACCCTACCATGCTACTCATGATGACCGACAAGGTGCGCACGCTCGTAGGGGACGAGGAAAAAATAGTGCGGGGATCGGGCGCCGATATGGCCCGAAGAAGAAGCAATAAGAAAAGAGGCAATAAAGAGCAGCAATGAGCGCATTATCATTCAAAATAAACGCGGAAACCGATAAACTCAAGAGTTTTATTACCATGCTTGAGCGGTTGCGGCATGTACTGGCCGAAATCCCGGACAGTACAAAGGAATTCGACGTCATAAACCGCAAAATTGGCGAGATGGAGGCGCGTGTCGAGCAGACAATGCGCAAGATCGCCCAGATGGAGCAGCAGGCAATGGATGCGGCGTCCAAGGCTGCCGCATCGGCCACGACCGGAACTGCTGGCGGCAACTCTACGGCAGGAACAGCGGCTACCCAGGCCGAAACTGCGGCATACCATGACCTGCTTGGTGAGCTGAAAGCCGCTAACGACGAAAAAACAAAGGCAATAGCTCAAATTAGGCTATATTCAAATGAGATCGCACGATTAAAAGCGGATGTCACCGCGCTCAATAAGGAAGAGCAGCAGAACGGGCAATTGTCTGCAAAGAAAAGGGCGCAAGTATTGGGCGCTGCCGTATCTATCGAGGAATACAAGCAGGAAATATCCCAATTGAGGCGGGAGCTTGCCAACCAAATCAAATTGGAGCAGACTGCCATCGGCTCAATCAACGAAATGTCCCAGGCGCTTACCCGTATGCGTGCGGTGTATAAAAATATGAGCGCCGCGGATCGTGAGGGGGCGCAAGGGCAAACGATGCTTAAAAACATCGAATCGCTCGACACGAAGATCAAAGAACTGGATGCGTCGATGGGCGTCCATACTCGCAATGTCGGCAATTATGCCTCGGGATTCAATATGCTGGGATTCCAAATTCAGCAAGTTGCCCGCGAGTTGCCGTCACTGGCATATGGCCCGCAAATATTCTTTTCCGCCATATCCAACAACCTGCCGATGCTGGCCGATGAAATAGCACGGGCGAAGAAATCGGTTGATGAATTGAAGAAAGCCGGGCAAACCTTCACGCCCGTATGGAAACAGATAGCATCGTCGATCTTCTCCTGGCAAACCCTGCTTGTGGCCGGCGTAACCGTGCTTACCCTTTACGGCAAGGAGATAACCAACTGGGTAGCGTCGCTGTTCAAAGGTAAAACGACGATAGACGCCTCTGCCGCTGCACTCGAACGCTTTAATTCCGCTATGGCTCAAGGTTCGGTGTCGGCTCAATCCGAATTAACCAAATTGAACCTGCTGTATAGGGCTGCGACAGACCTTTCCAGGCCCTATGAAGAAAGAGCCGAAGCGGTCAAAAAACTGCAAGACATATACCCCGCTTACTTCGGCAATATGGCTGCGGAACAGGTTATGGTCGGGAATGCTGTCGGTGCTTATGAAAACCTGCGCGACGCAATTATCGAGGTCGCAGAGGCGAAGGCTGCCCAAGAACTTATTACAGAGGACAAAAAGAGTATAGCACGCATCAAAAAAACAGGGAATGCCTATACCAATTATTCTAATGCACTGAAAGAGTACAGAAAAGAATATGATAAGGCAATACAGACATACATGGCTTTGGGTCAGGGTGGCCAAAGCGCTATTTGGGGTGCTAAAACTTTTGCAGAGGCTAAAACAAACATAACCCAATTCCGGAAAGAATTTATTAGCGCACTATCGAAGCTTGGTGAGGAAGGGAATACTATATGGAAGCACATTAATGAAGATTATGAAGGTGATGTAGATGCATTTATCACGGCAATAAATGTCGGCATCGAAAAATTGACCCCCGCAGCAGAAAAATTATACACGACCCTAACGCCGGATGAACTTAACGCAAAGGCGGAAAAAGCCCGCCAAGAGGCAAAAAGCGCAGCAAAAAAAGCCGCATCCGATCAAGAGCGCAATCTAAAGGAGCTCACCAAGCAATTGCAAAAGCTCCGGGACGATGCATTGCAGGCGGAGGTAGATTCCATGAAGGACGGCACGGCCAAGAAACTTGCGCAAATAGACCTCGACTATCAGAAACGTGCCCGAGCCATACAAGAAGCCGAAAAAAAGCTGCTTGAGTTACAAGAAAAGGAAATTGATGCCCAATATAAAAATGATACTTCGTCTGAACGATTCCTCGCCGGACAGCAGATGATTGCGCAGTACAAAGGGAATGTAAATCATTTGGCGCGCCCACTTGTTGAAGCGGCGGAATTGGTAAAAAAAGGCTGGGAAGATGCCGGAGAGGGTATTGCCACCGTTTTCAGCAGCCAATATGGTATTTTGGATGCCAAGGGAAAGGTGACTGAGATTTTAGTCACCCCAATCCTGCCTAATGGGGACATTTTGTCTCCACAGGAATTGGATGATTACATACACTCAAAACTTGAAGGAGCTCAGAATATTCTTGCCGCAGACACCAAAGGTTTAGTTATCGCAGTCAACGTGGCTGCCGATGGGTCTGCCGGCGAAAAATATCATGACCTTCAAAAGGTATATTATGCTGACAATATCAAAGCGGCAGAAGGTGTTAGAATATACACGGAAGCCTTGAAAGAGTTCAATGAAGAACAGCGGAATAAAGAACGTGGAACCGCTTTATTGGTGGGGCAAATTGGTCATGCCGAACTTTCAGCGCAATTCGACGAAGAAATTCAATCTTGGGATGAATATCTGCAAAAATATGGAACCTTCCGGGAAAAACTACAAGCTACAAAAGACATTTACGACCGTAAGATCGAAAATGCTGGCAGCATTGGAGAGCGGAAGGCACTTGAAGCCGAGCGAGATGCAGCAGTAGCAGAAATTGAAGTACAAGCCGGGCAATGGGTACGAGAATTGACAGGCAAGACCATGGATGAATTATCCGCCCTGAAAGCAGAGCTGGAGGCATCGCTACAAGCACTGGAATCCGAATATAATGCCCTCGATTCATCAGATAGTGCCCAAGGACAGAAATTGCGCGGTGAGATCAATCAGACGCAAGCAAAAATTAATGCAGTAGATAAAGCTGCTTCGAGTACAAAATTAGCCCCCAAAGATAATGCGATCAAGAAATGGCAGCGATTAGAGAGGACACTCGGTGATATTGCAGATGGATTCGAGGGTATTGGTGATGCCGTTGGGGGCACTACTGGCGAAGTCATTAGTGCGGCGGGCGAAATTGCAACTAATGCAGCCAGTATGATTAGCAGCATTGTTACTCTTACTGAATCGTCGGCGGCAGCTATTACAACGACATCAACAACCGCCACCAGTGCGATCAAAGCTGTTGAGCGAGCATCCGTTATTCTTGCTATCATTCAAGCGGTATTGACAATAGCAACTAAAATAGCCAGCCTATTTAATAATGATGATGAAAAACAAGCGGAAATAGACCGACTGCAAGGTAGAATTGAGCAACTGCAATGGGAATTGGATAATGCCAATGCAATTCGGCTCCAAGAAAATTCTTTTAATGCTATTCAGAAGGTAAAAGACGCTTATAATGATGCGACGAAAGCGATATTGAGCGCATACGGAAAACTAAGCCCCTTCGGGGAAGCCATCGTTAAGCGAATCAACGCGGCTAAAATAGAAGAAAAGGCAATCAAAAGTATAGCAGATGCCTATTCAAACCTTAAATATACAGACAGCAATCTTCTGGGGGAAAATAAGTTTAGTGGTACCCGAGATAAACTTAACAATCTTGCAGAACAGCAGTTGTTGCTTCAAAAGCAGATTAATGCAGAGAAAGACAAGAAAAAAACGGACAAATCAAAGATAAAAGAATGGGAACGTCAAATTCAAGAACTTGGAGAAGAAGCTGCTGAAGTAATAAATGAGGTTGTAGAAACTATTATCGGCGGCACGGCAGAAGATATTGCAAAAGAACTTGGCGATGCCTTCATAGAAGCGTTTTTAGAAGGTGAGGACGCCGCTAAGGCCTGGGGTGAAAAGGTAGACGAAATTGTTGCTGACATCATGAAACAAATGTTAGTCAGCAAATTTGTTGAAGAACGTATCGGAGATATTTTTGACCAGTATAAATCCAAATGGTTCAAGGATGGAGTTTTTGTCGGGATTGACGGTGTGATTGATTCCATGGGAAACTTTGCCGACGATCTCAACAAAGTTGGAGAGGAATTTCAAGCTATTTGGGACAGCCTTCCCGCTGAAACAAAAGAATTACTTGGGAATGCTGGCGCAGCACGTCAGGAAGCCACGGAAAGAGGCTTTCAAACAATGTCGCAAGATACGGGCGATGAATTAAACGGTCGTTTCACCGACATTCAAGGCAAAGTAACCGACATCCGCGGCTATGTAATGGCGCAGACGCAATCAATAATCGGTCTTTTGACATCTATGGCCAATATTGAAACAGCCATGTACGCAAGCGTACAGGTAAATAATGAGCTGCTCCGATATGCTGTGATGACCTACATGGAAATTGTGGAAATAAACGGCAATACAGCAGCCATGAGAGTTGCCTTACAAGGCATCCAAGAAGATATTGCGGCGATTAAACGTAACACGAGTGAATTGTAACCATGAAGATTGAAAAAGACATATCAGACCTAAGCAAGTTCATCGACGGCATTCAAGGTGAGGTCGTGGATTTCATGGATGAGAAGGCGCGAGAGGCCGTAAAACTCCAACAGGTCGAAGCCAATTATCGGAACCATACATGGAATCTTCGCAGTTCCCTCGGATATGTTGTAACCTACGACGGCAAGGAGAAGCGGCGGTACATAAGCGGAATGAATTACGGTGATGAAGCTGCTGAGGCGATCAAAAAGTGGCTCGATGAAGTCAACAAGTCGGGAACCAGCATTGTATTTGCCGATGGCATGTTTTACGCTTCTTTCGTCAGCTCAAAAGGCTACGATGTCCTGGACACCGCACAATCTTATTTAGTCAAAGCATTAAACGGAAGAGAATGAAAAGGGATTTACTCATAAACGGCTACGATGCCTATGCAATGGGTATCGCAATGGGATCGGGTTTCATTGCAAGTCTAAGAGCACCGGCAAGCCTCAAAGATTTTGTAGAGAATGACGACCCAAAAAAGGACGGCAAGCAGGTAATTTACCCCGAAGAACCGAAAGTTGCCGCCCGCGATCTGACGCTGACATTCGTGATCTTCGGCGATACGCTCACAGAGCACACGTTGAACTACAACAGTTTTATAGAACTACTAAAAAGAGGCAAAATAGACATTAGCGTACCTTTAATATCTGCGGATATTTACCATTTGACCTACATGGGCAATTCAGGCAGCTACATGATGTCCGCAGACCTTACCACCTCACAACTGACAGTAAAATTCAATGAACCCAACCCAGCAAACAGGGTCGCAAAAACAGAAAATATATGACAACCCAACACAATAAGAGTGTAGATGCCATACGGGCGATGGCACTACAAACGGGCGCTTGTAAAAAGATAAACCGCGTCCAAGACTTCCCCGAGCTAATCAAACTGATGTTTACCCCACAAGGGATCGAGTTCTGCCAAGACCACAACTTCCCCTCGGTCGAAGTGTTCAGAAAGAACCGAGACAGTTTAGAAAGGCTGGGAGTATATGTAGATGCGGGAAATATCGCGCTCAAAGGTAAAGAGTACGTATGTATCGTCGGAGATACAGATGCTACTATAGAAGCGGCAGGGACTAAATTCATCCATACGATAATCCTGATGCACGGCGCACGGGCCAAGATCACCGCCAAAGACTACGCCGTGCTCAATATCGTAAGAATCGGCGGCGAGTATTCAATAAAGAAAGACGGAACTGTGATTGTACTGTAAAACAAAGCCGGGAATAATCCCGGCTTATTCTAATTAGAGCGAATTCAGATGTATTCATTTCTTATAAAAAGTCTTATCGTTATTTTCAGCCAGCCCATATTTTCTCATTTTAAATGAATTATCTGATTCTATGGATATTATACGTTTATCTTCTCTCCCATTAATCTCACCACTTTCTGAATAGGAGTAAAACGAAATAATAGCGCCATCATAATCCACATTAACAGAATAATAGCAATTTTCTGCTATTTCTAATAAGTGGTCATTGAAATATGTAACAAGATAAGCCGTCCCATAAACAACAACTCGACCGTCAATTACAGAAACTTTTTCTTGGGCTGATGAGTAGGGGGTAAATGTTATTTCCTCCGTTTCGGTAGTATTAGTCGTAAAACTATACAGAGACCCAATAAATTTACCATTGAGAACCTGTAATATTTCTTTTTCTGCTGGTGATGGTGAATCACCATTTTCTTTATCGTCAGAACAACTGGTAAAGACAAATGGAATTATTAAAATAATTGAAATTAAAAATTTTCTCATAGCTTATTTCAGTTTTACTGCAAATCCAGAAGCAATATACCCATCTACTACTTCACCATATTTGGTTCCTCTAATAATAGGCGTTATATTGAAATTTAGAAGAGCATTTGCACCAAGAGATTTTGCCTCTTTAACTATTTCAGCCACCATATAATCATAGCTCGGTTTAAATACATTTTCTTCTTTCCATTTAGCCTCCTTATTAATATATCCATCTTTTACGCCTATTGTAAATTTAATACTAAGATCACCAACGGATTCATAAGTAAACCCAGAAGAACTTGGGGTGATAGTAAATCCATCAGCAGTATACTCTCTATAATCAGCCAAATAGGTTTTTTGCGAATACTTTTGGATGGCGCAACTGCTCAATACTACACATGCAGATAATAAAAGTAAAATTTTCTTCATATTAATAAAATTTAGTGAGTTAGTAAATCAAATTTACAATTTCAAATTGGAATATCCAAAAAAGCGAGGAGTGATTTTCACCACCCCTCACCTCATGTTTTAATGTTGCCTCTCCTTTATCGCACGTTATGCGCGTATTTGTGCCAAATCGCGGCCTATCTGCCGCAAGGCATCTAATATTTCCTCCGTGCGTTTCTCAGATGGTTTTTTGGTGCCGTAAATATATTTCGACAACAAACTTTTGTGAATACCTATCGTGCGGGCAATCTCCGACACATTCAACTGCGGGAACCGACGGAACACATCCCCTATCACATTATTTGTGTCCGGTTCATCCGTGGCGTAGAAACTCGACAGGTGTATATCTTCGTCGATCTCCTCCCAGCGGATGGCATCCCCAAACTTGTTTATTTTCCACGCCTCGCGCTGGTCGTCGGTAGCTTCTTTGAGTATGGGGAAATACTCCAGCGGGCGGCTGTATGTTTTGCCGTCATTAGTGGCTATGTATATCCGGCCACCCTCGAACCAAACTTTTGTAATCTTCGCCATAATCATAATGTTTTGTACTTTGCAGTTTATTCCTCTTCTCCGAAATACTCGTGCCACTTGGCGATGATCTCCGCCTCGTACAACTCGATCACTTCGAGCGCGCGGCGCATATCGTTCGCTTTTATCCCCCGGTTGTACTTTATTTCTCGTGTAGCGATTTCTACCTTTGCGTCGTTGTCGCCGTACTCGATATGAACATGTATTGGCAAATGTTCGTCAGAGTAGAAATAGAATCGCAATCCAAAGAGATTTAAAATTGTAGGCATCGTTATTCGTTTTTATCTACTGCAAATATAAGTCCAAAAATTTAGACCTGCAAATAAAAGCGTGAATATTTTACCGTTTGGTCTAATGACCATGCTGGACAAATAAAAAAACGAGGCAAATGCCTCGGTTGGAACATTTATTTTAACGGGATGAATTTAATAGTTATCACCCCACCTGTCGGATATGTTTGGGGTAAATACACCTTGAATGTTGCGTCTTCTATTTTGTAATTATCTATATACACCAAATTATATACACCATTTATTACCTCCGCTTCAATTTGTTTGTATAAGTGCCCAAGATAGGTAGCACAAACAGCGAATGTTGATTTATCTCCTTTGTTTAATTTAATCCTTATTTCATATAAACTATCATTATCCCCAAACAAATACGCCACATTATCAACTAAATCATTTTCGCCATAATATATTAGTCCAAGATGAGTACCTTTTGATCTTTCTCTTGTTTCTTTTGTGGCTATATAATCTTGAGGCTTATAGAATTCAGTAATAGGAGGAATAAAGGTATTAAGCGTAGACTTTACTATCGTATTGTAGGTATTATCTCCAACAGTTACTTTTGCAAATCCTGCATGCTGTGCAGTAATAATGCCGTTATTAACAGTTGCTATAAAAATATTGTCTGAATTTCCGACTTTGTTTAAACCTGTATTATATTCTTTAGGTTTATCTGATACGGTTCCTTCTTTGACGTATATTTCAACATCATACTCATTGGGTGCATCAGGCTTGTTGGAGTTGTCTTCCCCTTTTGAGCACCCGACAAATGATAATGCGGCGATAGCCGCGCACAGCAGTAGAAGTTTTTTCATAATATAGAATAAGTGGGTTAACGATGCAAGTATAACGAAATTCCCCCTCCCCCGCCAAATTTTGAAAGTAAAATTTACTCCTGATATAAAAAATAGTGCAAAATCCTTTGTGGATTAAAAATAATTTCCCATATTTGTAACGCTTACATAAACTCAAGAGTGCACAAGATGCACCATTATTGGTGCTTTTTTTGTGTCGGAAATTGAACATACGAACGGGTAACCCTGTGGCGTTGCTGTAATGGCGCGCCAACCTCTTGAGTAAAGATGTAAGCAGCAGGTAGTACCCGTTCGTTTTTTTTTGTTTTATTAAATGCTTACATCTATGAAAAAACAATCGCTTCCGGAAACGGATTATCAAACTCGCTGCATCGAAGCCGAGCGAAAAGCACGAGATTTCGAAAGCGCCTACTTCAAGGCAGAAGAGCGCTACTCCAACCTAATGGACGCCTATATCAAACTACAAGGTTACTATCTTGAATTGCTGGGCGCTGAAAAATCACCCCGCAACAAAATCAAAGAGATCGACCCGTTTATTCTGGTCAAGATGGGCCGCGGGATGAATGTCGCACAATGTAAATAGACCAACAGCTATGAACAATATACAAATCTTCAATAATGAACAGTTCGGGCGTGTACGGATTATTATGTCCGACGAAAACAAGCCGATGTTTCTTGCGAATGATGTAGCGAGATCATTAGGATATATGCGGACAGCGGATGCAATTTCAACACATTGTAAAGGGGTCGCCATTTTGCCGACCCCTACCGATGGCGGCATTCAAAGGGTGAAATACATCCCCGAATCCGACGTTTACCGTCTTGTCATGCGGTCGAAGCTCCCGCAGGCCGAACAGTTCCAGGACTGGGTATGCGATGAAGTTCTCCCCACGATCCGCAAGACTGGCGGATACATGTCGGCCAAAGAGACGGACACGCCCGAAATGATAATGGCACGTGCCGTGCTGGTAGCCAATGACACTATAGCCCGCCAGAAGCAACAGTTGGAGCAGGCACACAAGCAGGTCGCAGCGCTCGCCCCGAAAGCCGAACTAATGGATAAAGTACTGGACACAGACCAGAAGATCGACGTCGGGCAGGCGGCAAAGATTTTGAACCTTCCCTTCGGCCGCAACACGCTCTTTCAACGGCTCCGTGAACGCGGCATATTCTTCTGCAATCGCAATGAGCCTAAGCAAGAGTATATTAACCGTGGTTATTTCGAGTTAAAGGAGAAGTTAATAGATCGCAACAACCACGAATCGTTCACGGTTATAAAAGTCCTCGTGACGCAGAAAGGGTTGGATTTCCTCGCAAGACAATTCGAAGTAGTCCAAACGCCAAAGAAGATGGCACCGATAAAGTAACCCCCGTATACCACTATTTCCACACCACGTTGGGGGCGCCTCGCAGAAATGCGGGGCGTTTTTATTCCCTTCCTTCCAACCTCACTACAAAGTGTAGTTAACTACATCCTAACGGTGTAGTGTAGGAGGGTAAAAAAGTCAGAGAAAAATTTGCATTTTGCTAATACGTGCATTATATTTGCAGCACGAATAAGATATAGACGTACGGGTCTATCCGTATAATGTGTAAATTGAAACATCTGTATAGAGCCCTAAATAGTTATTTTAGGGCTCAATTTTATTTTACGATTAATTTTAAGTCCCAAAACATATGTTCGGGCAGGGAGAAATCCCTGCTTTTTTATTGATATTTTTACTGCTCCTCATTGTTATTAAAATGCACAGACGCACATTTGCATCAGAGGCTTGAGAAATCGTCGAGCCCTTGATGACATAATGGTTATTTATTCTCCGACAGGAACAGAAATATTGGACGCGCCGGTCACCAAAGAGGCTATCATCAAATATGTCCTCATGGGTGACTACTATATCGAACTGCCCTTTAATCTCCTTGAACCAACGACATTTGCTCGTGGTTCCTACATCACATATAAAGGCCGTAAGTTCGAGATAATGTCCACGGTACGCCCTGAGTTCGATAGCAAGACCGGCGGCTATAAATATACTCTCAAATTCGAGGCCCAACAAAACCACATGAAGCGTTTCGTGTGTTTCTGGCTGGGTGGTGATAATCCGGAAGCCGTATTCCACAACACCGCCGACCTCGAATCATTCGCTGCCCTGATCGTCGCCAACATGAACAAGCAGCTCGGAGGCGAAAACTGGCAGGTAGGCACGATCACCGTTGACAATCCTAAAGCTACGAAGCTTGTATCGTTCAATGGCGATAAGTGCTGGGACATCCTCAATACGATTGCCGAAACCTTTGAGACGGAATGGTGGACAGAGGAAAACGGCGACCTCGTATCGTTATGCTTTGGCAAACTGGACTTCGGATCCCCCGAAGAGTTCAGACAGGGGAATGTAGTGAAAAACATTCCCGCAAAGAAAGGGGATGATTCGAGCTACGGCACCCGGTTCTACGTCTTTGGCTCTACTCGCAATCTTACAAGCGACTATGGGCAAGCTCCGCAAGGAGGTGAAACGAATCATGTATCTGAAATTCGGCTTCGCCTGCCGGACGGACAGCGGTATATCGACGCAATACCTGGTCTTTCGGGAAGCGACATTGTGGAGCAGGTCGTGTTCTTCGATGACATATACCCCAAGAATACGGAGACTGTCACCAGCATTGAGACCGTAGACCGGGAGATCATCGAAGGGCAAACGGATAAGGCGTATGTCATGTACTGCAAAGACACGCCGTTCCGGCCTTCGGACATGATTAAAGGCGAAACCCTAGGTGCTACCTTCACGAGCGGCAGTCTTATGGGGCGGGATTTTGAGCTAAGTATAAACTACAAACCAGAGACGTGGAAACCGGAGGATGGATTTGATAAGAAGTTCGAGATCATCGCGCAAGTAGAATCATCCGGTGAAAGCCAACTTATCATCCCCAACGAAAGCCTGCATCCCGAGCCTGGAGATACGTTTGTCATAACAGGCGTAAAACTACCTAAAGAAAGGATCGAGGAGGCTGAAAAGGAGCTCTTGAAGGCCGGGGAATCATATGCCGCGAAACACAGCAGCGACACGGACGTATACGACTGCGAAACTAATCCCGTATACTGCCAAGAAAACAAGAAGAATTACGATGCCGGGCAAGCGGTTCGCCTTGTGGATCCACGCTTCGGAGAAAGCGGCCGATTATCACGCATCCAGGGATACGAAAAAAAACTATATAACGAATATATCGCCACATATACGGTAGGCGACAATACGGCATATTCTCGTATCGGCAACATAGAATCGGAGGTGAAGGCAAACCTGTACGCACAGCGCATAGGCGTTACCGAATCGGGAGCCTCAATCTACCTTATCACCCGCTACGATTCCACTGCCGCCGCAGACTACAATGCCTATTCCGCCAAGCGTGCACTATGGGAATTCGCCAACAAACAGTTCCCGGACACATTCAAAGGTAAAATGACCTTTGACGACGGTGCCCAGTTCGGGGGGTTCGCATCCGGCATGACTGGCTTTGGCGGCATAATCGACAAGAAAGGGAACGCAGAGATGCAGAGCCTGAAACTTCGGGGATTCCTGGAGGTACCGGAACTCCGCTACAACCGTGTCGAAATATCCATGGGCGATACGTGGTATGCTCCAAGTGCCGGGATCATCGAAAGCGTCGACACCACGGCCCAAACCATCACCCTCAAGCTCGAAGAAGGCGAGATCGGAAGTCCTCGGGTCGGGGATATATGTATGGGCATCTTCCACAATTTGAACACTTCGGAGAATGCAACCGCGGATTATGACGACGGCCGTGGCAACAGGCGCTTTGCCGGGTTCGCTACCTGCTATTTCCGCATCACCGAAGAGCTGGACACTGCAACTTACAAGACATTCAAGTATCAACTACGCCCGGTATCGGGAGCTTACCCCACCCAATATCATCCGGCGGCGTCGATGACCTTCGTGGGCTATGGCTCCTTCTCGAATGAGGATCGGCAGACCTCCCGCTACGAAACTCGGACATACCAGCGTTATTTAACGGGAGTTTCCGATTGGGAGTTCACTGCGTCCAATATCGCCGCGCAATATGGCGACCTGTCAAACCTGTCCATATTCGGAATAGAGATGAGGGGGTATTCGGCATACCTGAACAACATCTATATGTCGGGCGTCATCCAGCAATTCACGCCCGGCGGCGAAGAGGTGCCCACGATCATAGACCGCGGAGTGTGGAGCGCCACGGAAACATACAACCGCAACGACGACGTATATTGGAACAACGGGCACTGGCGCTGTCTGGTCGACGGCACCAAGACCGAGCCCGGCAAGGATGCCGAGGAGTGGGTATACTTAGGCGGATACGGGATGCTCGAAACGGTCAGCATATTCAAAAAATCGGAGAGCGAACCGGCGAAACCTACGGAGCTTAAAATACCGCCCGAAGGTTGGACTACGGAGACGCTCCCGATGTCGGATCAACGTCCTACATGGATGTGTACCGGCACCGTTGTCGACGGAGAGGTCAAATCATGGTCTGATCCTCAGCGTATATCCGGCGAACACGGCACGGATGGCAAGGACGGCAAGGATTACGAGTGGATCTTCGCACGTACATCGGAATACAAAGCCCCTGCACAGCCACCCACCGCGCAGCAGGACGATTACATTCCCTCGTCCTCCGAAACCTCGGACGGGCAGGTGTGGACGGACGATGCCGTCGGGCCCGATAACGACAACCCTTATGAGTGGGCAAGCAAGCGTGTGAAAGTAAATGACACGTGGGGCGAGTTCACACACCCTGCGCTTTGGGCAAAATTTTCGTTCGACGGAGCGCCGGGTGTCGACGGAACCGATGTAGAATGGATATTCAAACGCACAAGTTCCAACACGGCCCCGAATACGCCGTCTGGCAGCGACGAAGACGGATATGTACCGAGCGGTTGGACGAACAACCCCACGGGCCCGAATTCCGAGCGCCCCTACGAATGGACTTGCGTACGCTATAAGACAGGCGGACACTGGAGCGGATATTCAGCAGCGTCCTTATGGGCGAAGTGGTCATTCGACGGCGCGGATGGTGTGGATGGTGAAGGTGTAGAATACATATTCACGCGTACGGAAACCGAGGATCCGGGCACCGTTCCGGATGTTCCCACAGCTGCTGAATACGATAATCCCCCGGCACCATGGACGGATGACCCCACGGGAGTAGATGCCACATATCGCTACGAATGGGTGTCGAAACGCAACAAGGTGGAAGGTGTTTGGGGCGCATTTTCCTCGCCCTCGATTTGGGCGCGGTATTCTTACGACGGACAACCGGGGAACTGGACATCCTATGTATTTAAAAATAGCGATACGGAGCCAGCAAAGCCTACTTCCTCCGACCCCATTCCGTCCGGATGGAGTGACGCGCCCACTGGTGTCGGTATATGGT